TTGATTTCAAAAGATTCAAAACTGCTTGTGCAACAAAGTCTTCTTGGTTCTTATCTGGTACTAGCACTAAGGATTACATCACTATTATTGATAAAATTTACAATAGTGGGCGAAGTAAGAAAAAAGTTAAACTTGTTGATTTCTTTGAATCAAAAGAGTATCAAGAACACTAATAGAGAGGTCAGAATGAACATCAATAAATGGAAGTCATGCGCAGTAGATATTGATACCTACTGTATAATTAGAGCAATGGGGCAACAAGGGTTTCGAAGACCTGGGTCTATGATTGCCAAAATAGTTGATGACGAAATTAAGAAAATAGCTAAAAAAGAAAATAAAAGCTATCAAAGTATGAAAGAGAATTTACTATCTTCTGGTAAGAAATTACTGAATGGTAAATAGCCCAGCGGTTGGATGGTTAACCTTAAACTGAGAGGGCGGAAAAAGGGCTGGGAGACTAGCCCTTTTTTTTACTTGCAATCCATATTAAAATACTTATTAATTGAAGAAATGTATTCCTAAGCCTATATGAAATAAGTGGGGCTTTAAACACTTTATTAATCACTAACAACGAAACTCAAATTTAACTTTTAACAAAGGATATTTTTGTGGAGATTAAGAGAACTGCTAAAAAAAGTAGTGAAGAAATATTAGATAGTGCTTTAGATAAATTAGTTTTAGGCTGCCCAAGTAAGAAAGCTTATGATGAAATTACAAGTCTAATGTTTCAGTTGTATTGTGGTAACGACTATGGTTTAGGAAATTTTAATTTGTCCTTTCTTGATAAAATCGAGAAAAGATGGCAATCAGGCAGAAAAGCAGCAGCTGCTGCTAGAGGTTTAAAACTGGTTGTAAAAAATGCTTAGCCATGGTGTTAGTTATACATCCATATCTTTTCCCGCATCGTGGCTATGCGTATGTCAGTTGATCATAAATTAGTAATAATCAGTACAGTAGAGTTATGTGGAGAGCTGGAAGGCCTTGATAAAACAGAGTTTATTGAGTCTATTCATGACCATTACGAACATTCTATTTTTATGAGATATCCTCTTCGTGAAAGAAAGAGGTATTATGAGTTGCTCTCCGAACTTGTTAAAAATTTTGGGCATTAGGTTGGCTAAAGAAATTACAAAAACTGATATAGGGGCTGAGGAAAGAATATTCCAAGCTATCCTGGTGCAGGCATTAGAGGATGCCATGACTAATTCAGCATTTAAAAAAGAAACTTATTGGAAGCACGATGCCCACAAATGGTTTTTAGGTAATTGTAAAGATTTTCAAAACGTTTGTTGGTCGGCAAATCTTGATCCTGAGTTTATAAGGGGTGAGTATTTAAAGTTGGTAAAAGATAAAAAAATTAAATTTACTAAAATGCAGAACGGTTGGATTAATTATAGAGAACTTTATAAGTTACATAGAGCTGCGAAAAGTAAGGAAGAAAGAAGAGAGATTAAATCTTTAATTATTAAATTAAAATTTAATTAGTCATGTTGGTACTAGATGATGGTAAACTCCAGGGGGAATGATCAGAGAGCTAAAAATGACTTGTCCCCCCGAAGTTAACTAATGAAGTATATGAAATAAACATAAACTAGATTAATGGTATCATATCCGGTTTTCTGTGGCAAATGTAATATAGATTATAATGATTCTAAAGTGATAACGGACACCGGAAAATCTACTATATAGATTATCTAGACCCCTGAGCAATAAAAAGTACCCCAGGGGGTAATTATGGTGTATCTGGTGTATCTAAAAGACTATTATTCAATTATACCAACACTTTTAATCAATTTTAGTGGTGTATCTATGGTGTATCTATGGTGTATCTGGGATACACCACTCTTGCGCGCGCGATACTCAAAGTTTTTTGGACTACTTACTTTGTGATGAAATAATCTATATAGTAGAAATATTATGATAAAGAAATTAATATTCAATACTGCTAAAGAAGCTTTCCGTAGAGGTTTTAAAAAATATAAACGAGGTAAAAGAGAAACCGAGAGAGTGCCATATGATTTGGTTAAAGCAGACATAAAAAGAAAAATTAGAGGAACTAGGTTTTATGTAGGAGCAGAAGCTAAAGCAAGACCTGGAATTGGTTCGAAAGGACTTCCAAAAGGTGGTAGACCTAGAATATTCGGCAAAGCTTACGCATCTGATAAGAGAGGCAAAAGTATGCAAATTCCTATGATGACAAAAAAGCAAAGAGCTGCTAATCAAGAAGCTATAAGTCAATCTGTAAGAAAATTTATGAAAGAAAGAATTGGTAAAAAGAAAAAAGGTGGTTTGCAAACTATTATAAAAGTTAAAAAAGGACTAGAAAAAGCATCTGCACTTCATGCAGGTCAAGCAAAATCATTAGGTAAACTTGTACCAAAAAAATTATTGGGTGGATTATTGACTACAGGTATTAAAACTGCTGCTAAAAAGTATTTTAAAACTGGTAATAAAACTCAACAAATAGTTAATAAATTTGGTGGTGGTAGAAAGTTTGCTAAATCAGATGTGAAATCAGGAATTAGATCTGAGGTTTTAAGAACTCTAAGAAATAAAAATTTGACTGTTGAACAGAGAAGAAAAATAATAAGAGATATAAATAAATTGAACAGATAATGGCTGGACTTAAAAAAAAACAATTAAGAACAGATCTGGATCTTACTCCAAAACAAAAAATGTTTGTAGAAATCCTAGTACAAGACTATGGAACTATAACTCAACACGAAGCCTTAAAAAGAGCTGGTTATGATTGTAAAGATGATAACAGTGCAAAAGCTGTTGCTTCACAATTATTAAGTAGAAAATTAAACCCTCATGTTGCTAAGTATTTTGATAAAAGATTTGAGAAAGAATTAAAAAAATACGAAAGCGATAGCCTTAGACGATTCAAACGATTTGAAAGACTTTCAGATAAAGCTGAGAAGAAAGAACAGTTTGCTGCAGCTATTAATGCTGAATACAGATCTGGACAACTTGCTGGAGCTTTCATAGATAGAAAAGAAGTAACAGTTACTGGTCTGGAGGGAATGTCACGTGAGCAGCTTGAAAAGAAATTGGAAGAACTATCCAACAAGATTGATGGATACAACGCCAAGACAATTGAAGCTAAGTCAGAAGACGTTAAAACAACTCAGAACGGCTAAATGGTCTGATTGGCTTGATGCTTTCAATCAAGTACATAATTCTGGTATTACAACTTCAGTCGGAAAAATTAAGGTAGAGATAGATGACTAAAGGCAAAAGAAAATCTAAGAGAAGAATTAAAAATAAAAAAACAATTCCACTCAATTACAAAAAGCTCGGCAGTAATATTTTAGACTATCCATTTGTGGAGATTGAATGGAGCGATATAGAAGGTGATGCTGGTTGGTCTGATACAAAAGCTCTCAACAAAGAGAAATTACCTGTTTGTGTATCTAAAGGTTATCTGGTAAGTCAACAAAATGGTGTTACTAGGATCTTTACAGACTACATAAAAACTAAGGATAAACCAACATTTGACAGTATAGGAAATACTACTATTATACCCACATCAGTTATACAATCTATTAAGAAGTTAAGTTAGTTATGGGTGCATCAAATAAAGAAAGTAGACTTTGGAAAAAGGTTAAGCAAGGCTTACCTAAATGTTTCTTAACCCGCATAGAATCTAGCACAATCAATGGTATTCCTGACATACACGGAGTTGGAAATAGTAAACTTTTTTGGATAGAACTTAAATCTGACGAAGCTACTTATCCTAAACTAAACAAGTGGCAAATAGTTTGGATCAATAAATATATTAAAGCTGGTGGCACAGTTTTTATCTTGAAAGAGACCCTTTCGAAGAGGTCTCTTAAACTGTACAGACCGGTGTCCGGTTTCACTGATTCTCGTTCCCTCGTGCCCGTTTTCTCGTTCTCGTTCCCTGTACAATGGCCAACGCTGCAGGAACTTCTGCTGGGAGGAGCCCGGTAACCTTCGGCAGCTCTCGTTTCCTGCCCACGTTTTCTTTTACCTCTTTTAGTTAGTTTGCGTGGGCTGGTAACGCGAGATCCCGTTCTCGTTTGAAAGAGAAACCTCGTTCTCGTTCACAGGACAAGGGACTGAGCCCCCTGCAGCTAGAACTTCGGGGAGCTGGATCAGGAGAACTTCGTGCTTGACAGGTATCCCACGATGTCGTATCGTTTAGAAAACTAAAGGAGAAAATATGACAGTAGACTTTGAAGCACTGGACCTCGTTCGGGGTGAGAACAAAG